AAATGCGTGATCTCCTGCCAGTGCGGCATCCAACTCGAACGCTCGGTCTTGAGGTCCATCCACCGGCGGTAGAGGGCTTCGCGCTTACCCGTCAGCGTGGTGGGAGGAGTGTCCATAGCGGTCAGAGGCCCAGGAGGGTGTTAGCGCCGAGCTTTGGCTTCTCGATGCCCTTGGGACCAGTCAGCATCGTTCCAGCAGGGCCAGCGGTAGCCGCCTTGTTGAACTCGTCGATCTGGATGGACGCCTTGCGACGGTTAGCAGCCGCCATCTCTTGGTCGGCGCGAGCACGCTCGGCAGTCTGCGCAGCAAGCGTGTCGGCTTGCGCCTTCTCTTGTGCAGCAAGAGACTTCTTCTGCCCCTTCTTCGCGACTTCGCCTTGGTAGATGCTGCTACCCGCAAGGGTCGCGGTCATGATGGCTAGGCTGACAGGATCGACTCCCATGGCTACCTCAAGGGGTGTGCGTACATCGTTTCGATGGCTTCCCATCCCAGCCTGTCGAACAAGTGATCTGCTCGACTACCGATAGGGCACGCCATCAGGAACACTTCGGCATCGCGCTCCTTGGCCTCGTCGAGCATTTTGCGGACGAGAGCAAGACCGGCACCTTTGCTCCTGGCTTCGGATTCTACGAACAGCGCGGAGCACTGCGCAACAGTTTGTCCACTATATGTTGGGTGTCTGCCTATCCAGACTACGGCATACCCTACTACATCTTGTGGTACTCGGGCGGCAACGACGTACATGCAGCCCTTGCTTTGCCCCATGGAAAGCGTGTCCCAATCCATGTGCAGACGCAGGTTGAGGTGCCCGTGTCCGGTCTCGGCGTAGTTCTTGGCGATAAGGGTTTGTACTGATGCTCGAAATCCCTCGTCGTCTACGTCGGCAAGGTCACACGAAATCTGCGGCTGCATAGGGGTCGTACTCCTTGACGGGCTTCTTGGGTTCTTTGGCGAGGTCGATGGCTCGCTTCTTGGGGACGGTGAGGGCGAAGGTCAGGGCCAGGGCATCGGCGATGTCGGGGCTGCTGCCGCCTTGAAGCCGCTTCTTGATCTCGTCCTTGCCTTCCAAGACCTTCTTGTTGAAGCGGTCGTACCAGTAGACCGGGGTAGCTAGTTCCTGCTTGAGCGATGCGTCGTTGGGGATTGCCCCGCCGTTGCGGATCCACTCGCGCATGTTCCACCACATCTCGGCGCGACGGTTGGCGAACAGGTCGCTACGGATGGCGGTGCCGCCGAACGGGACTTCTACTACGTCGTAGCCTAGCTGCCGCAGTCGGTCAATGACGCCTGCGCCGGCACCGTGGTCGATGAACACGCCGTCCGGCTGCCAAAGCTCGATCTGCTCGGCCACGATGGCGGCAAGCTGCATGTTGTCGATGCCCTTGAAGGTCATCGGCGGGAACGCCTGCAAGCCCTGCCGCTTCATCAGCACGCTGCGGTCGTCGCCGAAACGGGCAGGGTCTACGCCAAGCACGCGAGGAGCGGCGTAGATGTCCTTCTCGGCGTACATGCGGCGGCTGGCTTCTTCGGCCTCAAACAGCGCGATGAGTTGGTCCTCGCCGGATGCCGCGAAGTCGCAGAGGTATTCGCGTGCGAACCGCGTCTCGGTCATCGTCTGCTTCTGCCGCTCGACTTCCGCAAGGTCGAGGGCGTTGGTCTCGTAGACCGTGTACTTGACCGCTCGCCAGTCCTTGCGCCCTGCTTGCGCTGCAAAGAACAGTTCGCTGAAGAGGTTGATGCCGTTGGGCGTACCGATGAACAACGCCCAGCCGAGGCGGTCGGCAAGGGCAGGCTGCACGACTTCTTCCCACAGCGCAGGCTTGATCTGCGCAACTTCGTCCATCACCACGCCGTCAAGGCGCACACCACGCAGCGCGTCGGGGTTGTCGGCACCGAACAGTCGGATGCGAGCTTGGTTGTGCGTGAACGTAATCGTCAGTTCCGACTCGTTGACGTTGACTGCGCCTGCCTGCCGTAGCGGCTCTAGGGTGCTCTTTAGCTCGTCCCAGGTCACCTGCTTGGCCTGCTTCAAGAACGGCGCGACGTAGGCGTACAGCGGCAGCTTGAGCTTGCACTTTAGCGCTGCGTTCACCATCTCCATGACGGCGTACTTGGTCTTGCCTGCGCGACGGTGAATCGCCAAGACCGTGAACCGCTCCTTGGAAACGTGCTCGGTGTGCTGCCACTGCCGAGGCGTGTAGTCCAAACGGACGTTGATCTGCTGCGCCATCCGCTACACCGTAGCACAAGATGTTGTGCTTAGGCTAGACAGTACCACAAGATGTAGTGGAGATGCGCTACGGATACATACCTATACCGTTATTCCACGCAGTTTTCCGCTAAAGCTCTTGCATCTTTCCGCCGACTTTCTACCTTATGGCGCATGACCAACCGACCGAACACGATCTTCGACGTACTGGGCGCAGTGCTGGGGATGGCGTGCATGCTGATGCCGCTAGCCTTGGCGCTGTTCGGGCTGCTGGCCCTGGTCAAGTACGTCCTGTCGTGAACCACCTTACCGCCGTCCGGTTTCGCATCTTGGCGAACCTGGAGGCATTCAAGCAAAAGCACGGCTGGTGCGGACCCGAGCACCGGCTGAGCGTACTGGACCTGATCGGGAAGTATTGGAGGAAGACCCAATGACAACTATTCGCATCAAATCGTACGCCACCACCCCAACCCACGGCTGGGTCCGCTGCACCACCGACCACTGGCAGGACAGCGACCTCGTTCCCACCGTGCTCGAACTGGGCAAGGTGAAGATTGTTCCAGGCCGCAAGGTCGGCAACGGCGTTCGCATGATCGACGTTTGCGCCAAGCTGGAGCCGACCGAGGGCGTCGAGATCAAGCTGGAAGACGCACAGGCGTACTACGAGGCACCGTACGACCAGTTCGACCCTGAGCAGGTCGCCAAGACGGTGCCTGCGCCGGTGGTGGAAGGTGTGGCGCTGGAGATCCACAGCGCACGACGCGACGGTGCCCACACGCTGATTGAGTGGCGCGACGAGGACGGCTTGACGGTCGTGTTCGGCTGGGTCGCCGTGGACGAGCCGTGGCTGCTGCAAGGCGAGGTCATCTTCTACGGGGCAGATGGCGAGCAGTCCTGGGCACCGACGTACGACATCACGCTGTCCTTCCCCAACGGAGTCTGCGCCCTCGACGGCTTGCAGCTCCGACCGCTGCTGGCGAATGGCGAGAAGATCGCGGACGGGCAATGCCGCGCCTACCGCTTTTCGTGCCTGTTCGCGCAACACTTGCTTGGCCAAGGCGCGATCGAGTGGCAGACCGCCGACGCCAAGATCCGCAACTTGTTGAACGGCTACGGGCTGAACCAGCTCTACCCGACGCTTGGCAACCCGCGTCAGCCTGCGCTGGACCCTGTGGCTTGGATCAGCGCCAAGATCGTGCCCACGCGCAACGCGCTGAACGGCTACAGCACCGCAGGCGTGGGTGTTGCAGCAACCTCGGGCGTGACGGGCGCCCAGGAAGACCAGTTCTTTGTCGGCGCCGAGATGGTCAACCTGCCCGGTGGGCACTGGCCTCGGTACTACGCAGCCCTCGGCCAGTTCCGTCGCCCGTGCCACTTCCTCGAAGCGACCGGCGAGCACCTCGACCTCGACGGGCACCCGCAGCTTGTGATGTGGGACAGCCGACCGCACTACGACTTTCGAGTCAGCCCAGACCAGTTGGGGCGCAGTTTCCGCGTGCGTGCAGCCGACGCATCGGGCTGGTTCGGGCCGGACGAGGAGCACCTGTTGTTTAACAGCGTGTTCGTTGCTGCTCGCGCCACGGGCAGCCCTGCGCTGCAACGGCTGCTGGAACACCAAGCCATCAACTGGATGTTCTCCAAGACCGTGGATCCGAAGCTGTCCACCTCGCGCCCAGGTGCGGCTCGCGCTGTCGGGTACGAGTGCTGGGCGGCGTGGCTGCTTTGGCATGGCCTGGAACGCCGCGACCTTGCCGAGCGAGTGCTGGAGCGCAGCCGCCAACGTGTGGACCTGATCCTGCTGCCGAAGCTGCAAGCCAAGGTGGACAAGGACGGCGTGTGGGACGCACGCAAGGACGACCCGCGACTTGGGCAGGGGCGCTACTGGATGCCGTGGCAGCAGGGTGTCGGGGCGTACGGGCTGTCGGTGTTGGCCGACTTGCTTAAGCACGGTCCGGCGCAGTCGTTTGCCGTGGAAGCGGCGCACACGGTGTGCGGGACGTATTTCCAAGACGGAAACAAGTGGCGTGCTCCGTACTCGGT